ACACCGACACCGGAGAGGCCTACCAGGCGCTACAGCGCGCGGTCGCCACCGTGGCGGGGTATCTGGTCGAGATCAGCTTCACCCTCAGCGCCGAGCGCCGGATCGTGACCACCCGCCCGCGCACGATGGTTGACCTCTGCGCGGAGTTGTACGGCGAAGTAGACACCCGCCTCGACTTCTTCATCAACACCAACGACCTCACCGGCGACGAGCATCTGGAGATCCCCGCCGGCCGTGAGATCGTCTACTACCCGGATCGCTGATGCCGACCGAGATCGCCCAGACCGGAGACACCTTCGCGCGGATCGCCCGCCGCGCCTACGGCGACGATCAGCAGGCCCCGAGGATCCGGTCGGCCAACCCCGGGATCTCGGAGCCGATCCCCGAAGGCACCGCAGTACAAGTGCCGCCGCCGCGCGCGCAGGACGTGCCGCAGCCGATCCCTGCGGAGTCGCTGGACGAGGTGGCCCTGCTGCTGGACGGGAAGCGCTTCCGCTACTGGTCCAGCGTGACGATCAGCCGGTCGCTCGACTCCCCGGATACCGTCTCTTTCTCCACCCCCTGGGACCCGGAGTCGTCGGAGCTGCGGGAGGCGTTCCGGCCGTTCGCGTTCCGGTCCATGACCGTAACCGTCGGCGGCGCCCCGCTGTTCACCGGCACGCTGGTCAACCCGGAGCCGGACCTGTCGGGCGAGGCCTACACCATCGAGGCATCGGGATACTCCCTGTCGGGCGTCCTGGGCGACGTGACGATGCCCGACAGCGCGTGGCCGGTGGAGCTCGCCGGCCTCAACCTCCAGCAGATCGCCGCGCAGCTCTGCCAGCCGTTCGGACTGTTCCCGGTTTTCGCCGACGGCCCCGGCGCCGCGTTTGAGACGGTGAAGATGGATCCCGGTCAGGCGGTGATGCAGTTCTTGTCGGATCTCGCCGGGGAGCGCGGGCTGGTTATCGGCGCGACGCCGCAGGGTCAGCCGCTGTTCCACGCGCCCGCCCCGGGGCAGCCCATCGCACGGCTGGTCCAGGGCGAGCCGCCTATCCTGTCGGTCGCCCCGACCTTCAGCCCCCAGTCCTACTACTCGCACGTCACCGCGCAGGAGCCGACCCGAACCGGCGGCAAGGGGCAGACGCACACGATCCGCAACCCGCACGCCGGGGACCAGCTCCGGCCGTTCGTCTTCGAGGTGCGCGACGCCGAGGGCGGCGACGTGCCGGCGGCGGCGGAGGCCAAGCTCGGGCGCATGTTCGGCAACGTCGTGAGCTGGGAGGTCGAGGTCATGGGCTGGACCACGCCCAGCGGCCAGCGGTGGGCGCCCGGGCGGACGGTATCGATCCGCGCTCCCGGGGCGATGATCTACCGCGAGACGCAGATGATGATCCGGTCGGTGGAGCTGGAGCGGTCGGAGGACTCACAGACCGCCACCCTCACGCTTACCCTGCCGGCGGTGTGGACTGGCGAGATCCCGGAGGTGCTGCCGTGGGATGGCTGAGGCGCGTACTAGGCTATGAGCGCACCGAGCGGCGCGGCGCCAAGGTGGCCGACGTAGAGGCGGACGCCGGCGGCGGCGACGTGGTGACCGCCGAGCACTACCAGCCGGCCGGCGACGACGCGCAGCCGCTGCCGGATGACTACGCGGTAACCGTGCCCGGGGCGGGAAGCGGGCGAGAGGTGGCGGTCGCGTTCCTCGACCCGGTCAATACAGGCGAGGCCGCCCCCGGCGAGCGTCGGATCTACGCCCGCGACAGCGAGGGCGCCCCGGTTGCCTGGGTTCATCTGCGGGCGGATGGGTCGGCGACGGTCGAGAACGACTCGGGCGCGCTAGTGCTCACGCCGGCCGGCGACGTAGAAGTGAGCGGGGATCTGACCGTAGAGGGCGGTATCCAGGCCGGCGGTGACGTGGTGGCGGACAAGGACGGCACGGCGATCAGCCTGCTGAACCATACCCACGTCGGCAACCTGGGCAGCTCGACCAGCCCGCCGGAGCCCTGACGATGGCGCTTGATCCGCAGACCTACGGCCAGCAAGCAGAGGACGAGCTGACCCAGCAGATCACGGACGCCATGGCCGGCAACAAGAAGACCCCGACCGAGATGTCGGAAGCGTTCGCCGCGGTCTACCACGACTACGCTCGGGAGGGCGACTGCGGCGGCGTAGACATCAGCGCCGGAGGCAGTCAGGCGGAGCTTGATCCGGCCTTCATCTCCGACAACACGGCGGACACGATAACCCAGATCGCCCAGGCCTTGTGCGACTACTGGGACACGTTCACGACGCCGGGCGAGGCGCAGGATCTGGACGTGGTAACCGACGTGAGCCCACAGGCGCAGGATCAGGTGACCGCCATGGAGACGGCGATCACCGACTACATCGAGAGCGGCGACAGCCGCACCGGCTGGATCGGCTGGTATGAGGCCACCGAGGCGGTGGTCAACCAGATCGAGTTCCTGGTGACCGAGCAGGACAGCTCGACCGGGGCGACGCAGACGTTCACCCGCTTCGTCTCATAGCGTACACTTGACCCATGCGACAGCAAGGCGACGTTCTCCTGACCAACACCCCGGACGGCGGCGAGATCAACGCCGAAGACGGCGTGATCGAGATGTCCGGTGGCCTGGAAACGGCCGTCTACCTGTCGCTGTTCGGTGGCAACCGGGAGGACCGCCAGCGGGCAAACGACCCGATGCAGTGGTGGGGGAACTTCTCGGAGGACAGCCCCGCCAGCCGCTACCGCTCGGAGACGCAGCGGATCCTTGCCGGGCTGCCGGCCACTAGCTCGAACCTGCTCCGGGTAGAGGACGCCGTGACCCGCGACTTGCAGCCGATGATCGCCGACGGCGTGATCCGGCAGGTGGAGGTCGCCGCGTCGATCACCGGGCCGAAGCGCGTGCGGATCCGCGTGCGGATCGATGGCGATACAGACCTGGAGTTCCGGGCCAACTGGGAGGCCGACCTTGGCGATTGATACCCCCACCACCAGCGGCATCGCGGACAACATCGTCTCGCAGATCGAGTCCTCGCTGAACCAGTCGGTGCCGCTCCTTCCTCGCAGCTTCATCCGCGTCTTGGCGAAGTCCCTCAGCGGCGTCTTCGTCTTGCTCTACAAGTACGCTGGCTGGATCAGCCTCCAGCAATTCGTTCGCACCGCCAGCTTCCAGCCGACCACGATCAACGGCCGCACCATCCGCCCGCTGGTCGAGTGGGGGATCCTCGTCGGCGTCGGTGAGCCGGAGCCCGCGACCCGCGCCGAGCTGGTGGTGGAACTGACCGTGCGCGATCAGGGCGGCACGCTTCCTGCCGGCCGCGGGTTGGTCAACCCCGACACCGGCGTCACCTACACCACCGTGGCGGAGACGCCACTGGATGCGGCTACGGTGGAGACGAGCGTGCGGGCTGTGTCCGATGAGGAAGGCGGAGGCGGTCGGGGCGTCATCGGCAACGCCGACCCCGGGACCACGCTTTCCTTCTCCAGCCCGCCGGCCGCCGTCGCCCGAGAGGCCACCGTGGTCGAGCAGACAACAACCGGCGCCGACGCGGAGAGCGAGCAGGACTACCGCCGCCGGGTGATCCAGCGGTTCCGCCAGCGCCCACAGGGTGGCGCGTACGCCGACTATCAGGAGTGGGCCACCGAGCCCGCCGGCATCATTGCCGCTTACCCCTACACCGGCAGCCCGGGGCAGGTGGACGTGTACATCGAGGCCACCGAGGAAAGCAGCGGCAGCCCGGACGGGATCCCCACGGCCTCGCAGATCGAAGAGGTAGAGCAGTCCATCGAACGCGACCCGGATACGAAGGTGCCCGACCGGCGGCCAGCCAACGCGCTGGTGAATGTCCTGCCCATCGAGCGCACCGCCTTCGACGTGGAGATCGATGGCCTCGACGTGGACGAGGTGACGACCACTGAGGGGCTGATCGAGGAAGCGTGCAGCGAATACCTGCGGGGCCTTGAGCCGTACATCCTGGGGCTGTCCGTTCTGCCCCGGCGCGATGTGATCAGCAACCCGGAGCTGGCGGGCATCGTCTACGCCGTGGTCACCGAGCAGGGCGGCACCA